AAAGTTTATAAAAGATTCTTAGAATCCTGTTACAAGTGCACAGTGTTCTTTTCCTAAAACCTCAAGACCCATAATAGCCTGATAGTTTACGTCAAGAATTGCATCAGCACTAGTTGGAGTTGGAGCAAGTCCACCTGTCAATGTTTCTCTGAAAGAGTAGTTGTTTCCATCTCCTTCTAAGTAACGTACTTGTAGGTAATCTTGCGATCCGCCACCGCCTGCTGTTTTAACTTGTCCTGTAGGTACAAGATAAATTTCACCAGATCCAGTTACTGTCGATCCTAGTTCGTTGTGATCTAAGATTGACATTTGCTTCTTGTTCCAAGTTCTTCCGTATAATTTGAACTTATCTACACCTAAATCGATGCTTCTTCCATCAACAGAGAATCTTGCAGAATTTAAAGCAGTCCCGTCTAGACCGTTTAATGCATTATCAATCTTGATATTAGCAGAAGTACCAACCCACATCCAGTAATCTTTTGGTGCTCTTGCTTTGTTTAAAGCAGAAGTAAGATCTTGTAATGTAGTTAGAACACTTGTGTTAAAGTCATACGGAGATGCTGATTCCAGGATACCACCTGATCTCAACTCTTCTCTAAGACCGTTTGTAGTCTGTACAGCGTTTCCATCAATATTCATATTTCCTACAGTGGCTCCTGCGTAGAAATCTCCAGAACCTTTACCAAACATTAATGAGTTAGAGATATCACCTCTAAATCTTTGTAACGCTTCGTAAGTTCCTTTATACATGAAATAAGGCTTACCTTTATACTCAACAGTTACTTTAGATGCTTTTGCAACATCAGAAATTCTGTATTTGTTTTTAAAGATTTGCACTCTATTTGATTGCTTAGTCAAACCGTATTTGATTGGGTCTGGAGAACCAGAACCTTCACCTTGTGCGTTAGAGAAGACAACAAATTTATCTCCACTTGCATCATAGTCAGTAGCGTCACCTGCACCATCTACTGGTACAAAAGTTACTCCTGATGCACCAAGTGCTTTGATTAAGTAAATATTACCTGAAGTACCCATCATCAAGTCACCAACTCTTGCAGTACCTGTTGAAGAACAAGAAATATCTGCTTGTTGTCCTGTGCCTGATCCTGCTTCAGAGATAGTTACTATGTTATCTTTATACAACGCTTCATTTACAAATGCGTGGTATACTGGTTGACTAACTGGCTTTAGTTTTCCTAAAGACTGCATTACGTCAAGAAACGAATCCTCTTCGTTTTGTACGTCTAAGACGCTTGATAAGATCTCTCTTCCTTGAACAAAAGAATGGCTCAAGAAACTAAGGGAACTTATATAATTTGAATTTTCCATTTAATTTTAATTTTATTATTTAACGAATGATTTTTACGTCTGAGTCCCCTCTACTCAGTGCGCCCATTAAACCCTCTAAAGGATTTGAAGATGCTTTATAATTCTGCTGTGCTTTTGTAGGTTTAGTCGGGTTTTTCAAATCTGAAACAACCTTTTCTTGACCTATTTCCTGCCCATGAGAAATAAGGGATGAATCGTAAACGTCAGGATCAGAAGCATATGCCAAAACTCTATACCATTTATCAAAGTTGATGTTACCTTCTTGATCTTTAAATAAATTAAAGAACTTATTGTTATCTACAGTCATTTCCTCTAATTGCTTAGGATCATTAATTTCATAAGAAAACTTTTCACCGTTATAGTTAACTAATATAGACTTGTTTTCAAGTATATTCTTAGTGCTAGGATTAGTGTTTACAGTTTCAATCCACTTTGAATTAATTTCATCTTGGTCTACTTGAGACTCTTCAGTTTTAGGAGGAGATGTAAATTTCTTCTGTTCGTCAACAAAAGAAGACCTTAGTTTATCAGCATCTGCTTTAAGCAGTTCTTTACCAAGTTCTACCTCGTCCTCGTCATACTTATCCTCGTCTAGTGAATATTTATTAATTATGTCACGCTGATACAATCTTTCAATTGCTTTATCAGATAGAGTAGGGTTGTCTTGTTTTAAGTTACGTCTCATAACTTGTTGATCAGACATCTCCTCATAATTAATAGATGTTGCCTCTAGATAAGGCGTAAGGCTCCCGTTTGCATTATAATATTCGACTGCACTCTTAATGTAGTCATCTTTAAATTGAGAATCTGACGAATCTCTCATTCGTTTGTACTCCTCAAAAAAGTCTTCCAAAGTTTCGGCTTTACCTCCACTTAGTTCTTTTGATAAATCATCTAGTTGTTTAAACAACTCATCTGGTTTACCTATTTTTTCTTCATCAGAAGTTTCTTCTTCTTGAGTCGATTCCTCTTCTTCTTGAGTTGATTCCTCTTCTGCTTTAGGTTCAGTTACCTCTGTTTCTTTTTTTAATTCTTCAGCATCATCTTTTAATGCTTCATTAGATTTTGTTTCTTCGGTGTTATCGGAATTTAATTCAATCGCTTGAGTTTCACCGTTTTCATCTATCGTTTTTAATTCAGATAGATCAAAGTTGTCTTCAATTTCTGCCATAATTTTATGTTGTTTGTTTCAAAATTATTATTATATAGTTTTAGATTGTGAATTTTTTACAATTCAGTTCCTGGTTGCTCTATCATTTTCATACCTATCTCTTTGGTAGGCAGGTTGTTAATAGCGTTCTGTTCTAGATTAGATGCTTGTTTCATCTCTTCTATCTGTATTTCATATTTATATTTTTCTTGCTGTAGTTTTGATTGCAACTCTGCTTTGAGTTTTTCCATCTCCATTTTCATTTGAGAATCTATTTGAAGAGTTTGCTGTTTTGCTTTTTCGGCAGACTGTGCTGACTGTTGTTGTATTTGGCCATTCATCTCTTGTTGACGAATTGCTTTCTGTTCTGCCTCTTCTCTTTTCTTTTTAATTCTATATGCTAAAACTTGCTGTGCTTGTTTTAAGTTTGTTATCTGTTCAATATAAACAGCATCTTCAAAATCAACCTGTCCTTGAGCAACGCTTCCTTGAAGAATTAACATTAGTCTTTGCTTTTGTTCTTCAGTTGGTCTGTCTTCAATTTTTACTCCAAACTCATGTTTACCAACATCAGCAGACATTTTAAAGAATTTCATGGTTTTTTTACCAAGAGACCTTACATATCCTTCTATTGGATTTATCCTTACGCTATCCTGTAGTCTAACAATACATGAAGATGCAAGTTGCTCTAAAAGATATCTTTCACCTTGCTCTATATGTGCTAAAGCATTATTAGTCGCCTGTGCTGCTAATTTTGCAGTAGTTGTTAGTGACCTTGCATCAGGAGTTGACCCATCTGTAAATTCATTTAAACCTGTAATCTGGCGAATCATTTCTATATTATTCTGTATAACAGTGTAATAGGAAACAGCATCTCTACCAAGTCCATTCTCTAATTCTTCAATAGGCCTGTAATTTGTTGGCTTTCCTCCAATATCGTTTCTCCTATAAACTAAAGTACCAGTCTTATTAAATAAGTCTATGACATCTGTCGGCTTCATTTGATTACCTCCAGAGCCTAATGGAATATCTTCTAAAGCACCTAGTTCAATCATAATACCTTTTGGTCTTGCCTGATTGATTGTGTTTTGTAATCTATACCACGATATCTGAATTTGATCTGCAATTGGAATTAATTGCTCCATAATTCCTAATGGCTTCATGTTGTGATAATCAGGAGCAAATAAATGATATGAAAGATCAGTATCCATAAGTTTGGATTTAACTCTTTTCATGTCATTACATAATCCATAGTCAAAGCAAAATGGTGAATCTATAACCCAGGATATTTTATAAACCGTTTTATAAGATGACCTTGTAAACTTCTTTTTCTTTTTGTTATGACTATTATATCCTGCTCTCCCGAATCTTTTATTCCCTCTTTTATCTGTTCTAGACTCATGAACCATTTCGTCTACAGAGAAAAATTCTAAATCAAGAACTAATACTTTTCTATCATCGTAATTCTTGTAATATTTCTTATTTGATGGAAACATTTTAGAGTCCCCTTGTTTTCCTGAAAACTCTTCTGCAATAGTTTGATATTCTTTTTCGTTTAGTTGTTCACCTGCTCTTTGCTTTAAATCAGATATACTCATTTCTGTTAATTCACCAATATGAATTTTGTCAGAAAAATCTCTTTTATTACAGTGAGATATTAAAATCTTAGAAGGATCTATAACTCTAATTTTGACAGCACCATTACTATCAATATATTCTTTATAACCTGCGACACCAAAATCAAACAAACACTCCATGACTTGTTTTCTTTTTTCATCCATCCCATTTGTATGAAAAACTAGGTCAATTCCTTGTTCCATCTCAATAGATGCATTATGCTTATAAGTGTAATCCATATGCATCTCAAGTTCTTCATCATCTTGAGGTTCACCTTGTTTATGTTTTAAAGCACTAAACTCCTCCATTCCTGGTGCAGATTTAGATATTGCATTTCTAAGATCCATTTTTGCTTTAGATCTTCTGTAATAGTCTTCGATATCAGACTGTGCTACAGCATCTATTGGAGTTGCAGTTATATTATATTCTGTTTTATTTAATTTACCTAAAGCAATCCTTCTGAACTTAGGAACAATAGGAAGAACTGTCCAATCAATTGCAAACCAAGATTCATTATCTGTTTCATCTACATTAAGTAAACTCTTGTATTTGTTTACAGACTGATTACCCTGAGCATAATCTTTTATTCTAGGGTAAGAACCTCTATTATTATGAAACGATTGTGTTCCATGGTTAGTGTAGTCAGACCACGCTGCTTTTGCATATGATAAACACCACTCTTTATTTTTATCCCTTGGGTCAACTACATGACTGGGATAGTTTGCCTTGGTTTCTGATTTAATCATCCTACCTTATGTCTTTTAAATATATTTTTTGCTTCAACTAGAGACTCTTTTGTGAATTGATTTTTTAATAATATATGTTTATCAGCAATCAACGTATATCCCGCAGCCATTGCTGCATCAAATTTTGTTGTTTTACTAATATCAAACTCTAACCAATCTTTTAATAATTCTTTAAAACACACATTTTCAATGTGCGACTCTATATATTCCTCAGTCACTTCTGCTATTTGCTGATGTGCTCTAACAGATCCACTTAATCCAGGCTTTGCACTTCCTGGCAGGTACATTAAAAAGGCAGCGTAACCTCTGTCTTCAAAATATGTTTTTATACCCACCTTATTATCCTCAAATAATAAATCACAAGAATAATAATGACAACACTTTAAAACATCTTCATAAAATTGTCTTGCTGTGCTTGGTCGGTAAATATATTCAACTATAAATGAACTGTCATAAATATTTGATACTGAGTTGTGTTTCTTGTAAACGTAGAAGGCTCCGTTAGATCTCCTGTTATCTACAGTGCTATCATGATCATAGGGGTCACACCCCATAACAAACTCAGTTTTTCTTGTAGGTAAATAGTTTTTACCTCTTTTTATTACTCTATTTGCATCTTTCTGATCCTCAAATAAATAGGAAACTTTAAACCTCCCATTACT